TATTAGCCAACCAAGACGAACCGCTAAAAATCAAAGAGAAATCTGCAAGATTCATCCATAACTTATTGATGTTAGATATGGAAAATCGTGTATCTCTCCAAATTACAAGTGGCTCAAACTTGGGAAGTTACGCGGCAGTCTCTTCAAAATGGAGTGATGCAACAGCAGGCAATTCGGACCCATTTGGCGATATAGACACCGCTAAAGAAGCTGTAAGAGTCTCAACTGGCTATGATGCAAATACAATCATCATGGGCAGAACAGTCTATAATTCTTTAATCAAACATGCAGATATCCTAGATCGGATTAAGTATGTCCAGAAAGGAGTTGTAACTGCGGACTTGTTAGCTTCGTTGTTCGATGTAGACCAAGTGCTTATCGGCAACGCAGTTAAAAATACAGCAGAAGAAGGTCAAACTGACAGCTTCTCTGATATATGGGGGACAAATTGTATCGTAGCAAGATTTTCTCCACCAGAGGTAGATGGCAGAGACCCATCATTGATGTACGGGATGAGATGGACTAACCCATTATTTGGTTCGCCATTCGCAGTAGAGACATGGGATGACCCAGACCATGGTGGCTATACAAATGTCAGAGTTCAATATTACCAAGACGAGAAGATAACAGCTTCAGAACTTGGTTATCTATGGACAGGGGCAGTATAAGCTAAGACGATTTTTAGTTAGGGCAGGATGAATGCTTGCCCTGACTATTTTTATATGTTATAAGGGCTAAAGGGATTTCAAATAACATTTTGATAACGAAGAAAGCCAAGAGATTGGCACTACCCTTGTATTATTATCTTTGTATGCTACTTTAAAAAAGAGATAGCCAATGAGTTACAACCTAGATATAGCCATCTTCTGCGGTGGTATGGAAATAGACCCAAACACATTTAAAGACAAATCATTAGGTGGGAGTGAGACTGCTGGTATCAGCATGGCTCACGCATTAGGTAAGCTAGGACATAATGTCTTATTTTTCTGCAATACTAAACAACCTATTAAAATAGAAAATGTCCAATATATGCCCTTACAGCTATATTCAGGATATGCAGTAAATTGTCCCCATGATGTTCATATAATTCAGAGAATCCCAGAGCATTTTCACAGCACAATAAACTCAAAATTAAACATCTTATGGCAACATGATGTGGCCCTTAAAAGAGGGAGACAAGAATTTCATGGTGCATTGTGGCAAATAGACAAAGTTTTTTGTATGAGCCAGTGGCAGATAAATCAATACAAAGACATCATGCGGATTGACGAAGATCGCCTATTTTTTAAGACTACAAACGGGGTAAAACTCCCGCCAGATAATACGATATTATCTAAGAGAAATCCTAAACAATTGATATATACAAACCGACCTGAACGAGGGATGGATACATTGCTTTTCGATATAGCTCCAAAGCTATGGGAGAAAGACAAAGATATAGAAATCGTCATTGCAGGTTACGATAATACTACCGAACAAATGCAGCCATTCTATGAGAGCTTACAAAGGAAGATATTAGACTATCAACAACAGGGATTTAAAATCGAACATGTAGGGGCTTTAAAGAAAAAAGACCTTTATGACTTATATAAAAGCTCTAAATTATTTCTATATCCAACTAAATTCTGGGAGATAAGTTGCATAACAGCAATGGAAACGCAGATGTGCGGACTACCAATGGTGACTTCTCACCTCGCAGCATTGCCCGAAACTTTATCAAAGGATGCAGGGGTGTTGCTTAAAGGAGACGCTAAGAGCAAAAAATACCAAGATAAATTTGTCAATGCGGTATTTGAATTAATGGAAGATGGGGATAAATATCAAAGGATGCAAGTAGCGGGGATTGAAAATGTCAAACAGTATGACTGGGATCAAGTGGCTAGACAATGGAATGATTTATTTTTTGACCTATTCAAAGAGAAAGTTTCAAACAGAAAGACCTTATATAAATATCTCTATGAAAGAGAAGATATAATCCCCTTAAAATATCTAATAGATAAAGTGGATCGTGACGCTGAATGGAGTGCAAGATTAAAAAAGGCATATCCCTATTTAGACTCTAAAGAAAAATACAAGAAAAAATATGAAGATTTAGGCAAGGAATATGCAGGGATTGAAAAGAATTTAGAGATAAGAAACTACCCCAGATTAGATATAGCATTTGGAGAAATGGATTTATATCTAAAAGATAAGAAAATCGCCAATCCTAAAATCCTAGACTTTGCCAGTGGCATCGGGAACGAGTCAATCATTATGGCTAAATCATTTAATGCGAAAGTAGATGCGGTAAATATTTCAGCAGAAGAAAATAAATTAGCAAAAAAGATGATAGAAAAGCATGGAAAAAATACAGATATATCTGTAATCCTTGGAGATTCCACAGACACTTTATCTAAGGATTATGACATAATATTTCTAGGGGAGATATTAGAGCATCAAGAAAACCCCGAACAATTTTTAGACAAAATAGAAGACAATTTAAAAGATGAGGGATTGATTGTAATAACTGTCCCTTATGGAATATGGGATGATAAGAGAAAGGCACATCTTTGGAACTTTGAAAGACAAGATATTGCAGAGATGATAAAAGACAAAAAAAACACAAGTATCAAGATGTTATCTGGTGGATTAAATCAGGACAAAAAAGAAGTTTTAGGATGGTGGATATTTAAGTATCAAAAAAACAATAGACCCTGTAGAAAAATAGACCTAGAAAGGAAGATAAATATACAGTCTCCCAGACAGACTATCTCGGCTTGCCTAATAACAAGAAACGCAGAAGACCAATTACACAGATGCTTAAAATCTATTAAGCCATTAGTTGAAGAAATTATAATAGCCGATAATGGGAGTACAGATTCCACCCTAGAAATAGCTAAACAATATGGAGCCAAGATAGTGACTTGTGAGAAAGCTACAAAAATAGGATTTGATACAGCAAGAAATGTATCTATAAAAGAAGCTAAAGGGGATTGGATTTTATGGATTGATGCTGATGAGGAATTATTAAAGGGAATAAATATAAGAAAATATCTCCGCAGCAATCACTTCAATGGCTACTCTATAAGACAACATCATTTTACTACTGATTCAGGTGTGTCAAAAATTGATCTTCCAGTAAGATTATTCAGGAACAAAAGAAGGATAGAATTCCTAGGACATGTACACGAACACCCGGAGCTGATAGAGAATCAAGGAGTCGGAGCATCTACAATATTAAGCGATGTTGAAATCGCCCATAATGGATATCTTACAGAGGATATAAGACGAGATAGATTTAAAAGAAATATTGACTTGATGTTAATAGATAGGAAGAAAAATCCAAATAGACTATTAGGAAAATTCCTTATCCTGAGAGACTGGGTTCATATTTCCAGATATGAGATAGAAAACAACAAAGGGATGCCGACACAAGTATCGATAAAATGCTGCGAGGAAGCCTGCAAGATGTTCAGAGATGCCTTCTTGGATGATGAGAATATATACAAAGATGAAGCATTGATATTCTATTCTGAAGCCTTAATGATGTTAGGCAAGGGGATGGAGTATAGATTCAATATAAATGTAGGGCTAGAAAAAACACCTGCACAAAGAGAAGATACAACAGCAAGATTTTTAGATGATAAAGAATTTATCCAATATGTGGCTTCTAAAACTAAGTCATATTCAGAGCCATATCTAGGGGATTTCATATAACCCTCATTTCCCCCTAAGTTGACAAAGTTACTATATAGTATATAATACTATTATACCTTGATTTCTAAATTCTAAAATTTCAGGGTAGGGAGAAACAAATTATGACAAAGGAAAAAGAAACCAAGAACCTTAGTGGACTCAATAACAAAACCATTGATGTTGAATTCGCTAAGTTCTTAGAACAAGAAAAAGAAATGTTTAACGAAGATGGAACTGTCAAAGAAAAAAAGTTCCTTACTATTTCAACTAACAAATGGGGTGAGAGAGTAGGAGAGATGGAATAAAAAAGTTAAACAAGGAGAAACAAAAATGCGTATTATCAAAAACACAACAAACCTTGATAATAGAAAACTACAATCATTGTTTTCTTTTGTCCATAATCTGATAGCTAAAGATGAAGGAAGATTAAAACATTGGAAAGAGTTAAAAGTCCAAATTGCTAATCGTTCTTATGGTTATAGTGGCAAAGGTTATGTCGGAAAAGTTTATGGACATGGTTGGGATATATTACTTAATTATTCCCAACAGTCAGCAAATAAGATTGCAGATATATCACAATTGTTTGCACATGAACTTATGCACAGCTTTGGTTATCGGGATAAGAAAAGTTGGGCAGGAATTTCTGGCACTAATGGTCGTCAGTTTGCAAGACAACCATTGACAGAGCAACAAATAGAATCAATAAAAAAGAAATTTGATGGTATTGATTTTAACAGAAAAGAAAAACCAAAAGTAAAGATCAATCATGTTGCTTTAAGAAAAGAAAGAACAGAAAGAAATCTTGCTAACTGGGAAAGGAAACTTAGCTTTGCAAAGAACAAAGTGAAGAAGTATAGACAGAAGGTTAGCTATTATGCGTAGTAAAAGATATAGGTAGAGTGTGTATGGAGATTGGAAATTAATGAAGTTGTGATAAACTAAATCCTATGCCTGATTACACAACAGTTCCAAAAGTCTTAGACCTGTATCCCAGAGTTGGGAGTATGTCGACTGTCACATCTTCTAATATAGCCTTTTATATCGACCAAGCAGAGAATGAAATAAACGGGCATCTTATAAATAACTACACATTACCATTTTCTGCTACCCCACCTATTATCGAGTCTATCAGTACGGAATATTCATTAATCAAAATCTTAGAAAGGTTTTTTACGCAAGGTGTGGGGAGTGAGAATAAATGGGTGGACGAAAGAAGGAAAATAGTATTTCAATATCTCGATAAACTCAACAATGGGGAGATCGGATTATTTAATTCTTCTAAAGAATTAATCGCTTATAAATCAGGGGATGCCATCTATTCAAATACTAAGGGATATGACCCCACCTTTACGATGCTTGATGAGACTTTACAAGAGATAGACTCCGACAGAATAGACGATGAGTTAGATGCCGTAGAGGATGAGGTATATAATCCTTACTGGTAATGGCTACTGAATTAAAGATGTCTTCTAAGGGAGACAAACAGATAAAAATCAAATTGTCAAGGATAGCTAAAGGATTGAAAAACCCAAGACCAGTCCTTAAAATAATCGGTATTAAATTAATAAATGAGATTAACAAATATTTTGTTCAACAAGGAAATGCTGGGGAAGGATGGGAGCCACTACAGGACTATGGGGGGTCATTCTGGAAGAGGAGAAAGATATTATTTGATACTGGTAAGTTGAGAGCAAGTTTTTTGTTTCAATTGAAAGGAAAACATGCTGTTGAAGTCGGCTCTCCAGTTAAATATGCGGAGATACATCAATTCGGAACAGATACAACACCAGCAAGACCAATGCTTCCAAAAGAAAAAATAGCAAGTAAAATAGCCGAAAAACAAATAGTCAGATATATTAATCGATTAAAAGAGAAGAAGATGTAATGGCAACAATAGATTATCTAGCAATTGAAAACTCGATTAAAACACTACTCAATGCAGATTCGGACACGTCCTCATATACGGTAGAAGTAGAACCGCCAGATGCAGTCAGGACAGATGCATGCCCTTATGTGGCTATATATCTCGATAGCTGGGACAGCCCAGCAGATGAAGAATTAATAGGTGGAGCAAATGCTATGAGGACATTTTTAATAATAGAGGTATGGTGTTATGCTTTTAGTTTTGAGAACCTAGACGGGGCTACTTTAAGAGATGATATGTTAGGAAAAGTCAAAGCTGTATTAAAATCAAATAGAACATTAAGTGACAATGTATTGATAACCAGATTTACAGGTGGGGATTTTGATAACCAACAAAACACAGGAAATCTAGGGTTTTTTAAAGGGGTATCGATTAAGTTAGAATGTGAGGTAAGGGAATGAGAATAAAATGGCTTAAAGGCGGATTGCAAATACCGGGAATTGGAATAATAGAGAAAGGAAAAGAAATGGAAGTATCAAATGATGTAGGGGAGTCTTTAATCTCGCAAGGTATTGCAAAACTTTCAAAGGTAAGTAAAATAAAGAATACTAAAGGAGTGAAGTAATATGGGCTTTGGAATTGGCGGATATTTAAGTTTATCTAAACAAACAGTATGGGGTACAGCAACAACTAGCAGGGTATATATCCCGTTTATATCTGAATCTTTAACACAGAATAAAGAACAACTATTTAGTGAAAATATTAAAACAGTATATGATCAACCAGATGCTTTAGAAGGCATAAATAACGTAACAGGCGATATAGCTTTTGAACCACACCCTATTGTATTAGGGGAATTTTTACAATCAGCAGTGGGTGTGCCGACATCTACTTTGCAAACATCAGCATATCTCCATGAATTCCTGCCCCGACAAGCAGATTGGGGAACAGATGGAGCTTTGACACCTTACACAATAGAGATATATAAAAACGTAGGGAGTGCTTATCAAGTAGTTGACGCACAAATTCACACTTTAGCAATTGAGCTGACTGCTGGGGCCATTGTGAAAGCCACAGCAACCGTACATGGTAGGGCTTATTCAAAGGTAGCAAAACAAACTGCTTCCTATATAGATTCAAAACCTTTCACATGGAATCAATGCTCATTAGAAGTGGCAGGAAGTGCTAATAGTAATTTTGAAAGTGCCACAATAACAATAACAAATCCTGTCGAGGGGATACCAATGCTTAATAATTCAACATCAGAAGGTAGAGTATTGAGGACAGGATTTAGAACAGTAAGCGTAACAGGGGAGCAAGACTTCAGCGACCAAGCAGAAGAGGGGATATTTATCAATCAAACAAGACAACGATTTAGATTCTCTGTCACCGGAGGAACAACAGTGGGTAATACTGGAGAATTCAATCAATTAGTCATGGATTTACCCCAAGTCAATTATTCTACTTATACCTACCCTATAGGCGGAGCAGGAAGAGTGGTAGCTTCTTATGAAGGGAACGCAGAATATAACACGACAAGTAGCTATGCGATAAGATACACATTACAAAACACATCAAGTAGTTACTAAAGGAGACTCTATGAAGTTCAAAATTGCGGATAAAGAATTTGATATCCAACCAGCAAAGACAAAATCAGTCCTAGAAATTGAAAACAAGATAGGGAAAAGTTTAACTAAATTAGGTGAAGACTTTTCATTTAATGATATTATTGATATTGTAACAATCGCCTTGACACAAGCCGATCCCTCAATGACCAAAGACTGGGTAGAAGAAAACACAGGAATTGCAGATGTGGAAACCTTCAATAAGGTGATTACCTATTTTTTGGCTCAAACGAAATAGTTAATAAGCGATTCCTTGATATACTAGATTTATTTGGTGTAGAATATAGATGGAGTAGAAATGATGTTCTTGATTTAACAGTCAATGAGATTAACTATCTCATGGCAAAGATTGAACATAGGAACAGACGCAGATAATGGCAGAAAATAAGATAAATCTATTAGTCAGTTTAAAAGATCAGGCTAGTGGTGGACTAGATTCCCTAAAAAATAAATTCGGTTCATTTGGCAAGATGCTCAATATGACTGCTCTGGCGGTATTAGCTGTTGGAGCTGCATTAACAAAGCTGACATTTGACGCTGCAAAGACTGGAGATGAGTTTGCTAAGACCTCAAAGATGGTCGGAATATCTGCTCAAACTTTACATAAATTTGCTTTCGCTGCACAAATAGGTGGAGCACAAATGCGGGATATTTCTACCTCTCTCAGAGTCATATCTAAAAGAGTTAATGATGCAAACAATGGATTAACAACTTCTGTAAGGGCATTTGCTCAGGCAGGTATTAGTGTACGAAAAGCTAATGGTGAATTTAAAAATGCAGAAGAATTACTATTAGATTCTGCCGATGCTTTTAAAAATTTAACAAACACAACAGAAAGAACAGCTTTGGCACAAGAGTTATTTGGTCGTGCTGGAACAAAAATGATTCCTTTATTAATCGAAGG